GGTTTCCGTACGACGTTTTCCCAAAATGGAATGTGTAAAAATAACGGTATTCCCGAAGAATGTTCAGACAACTCAAAAGGCCGGGAATGAACGGGCAAGCGGGAGAGGTGTCAGACAATAGAAAGGGGGCGGGAGGTATGGGAGGAAGGCCGCCAAAGCCGGTAAAGATCCTGGAGATGGAAGGCAGGAGCCACCGGACAAAAAAGGAACTCCTCCAGAGAAAGAGAGGAGAAGACGCAACCCTGTCAGGGCGGAAGCTGATTGAGTCCAAGGAAGTAAAAGAGAACCCAGAGGCACACAAGGAATTCCGGATGATGGTCCGACTCCTGGACAGCGTGGAGAAGAACGACGCGCTGTACAGCGAAGTGATCAACAGGTATTGCCTGCTGAAGGCGGAGTGCACTGCACTGACCGCAAGGCGGGACGCCATGAGCATGGCAGCGGAAGAACTGCCGAGTCACAAAGATGAGATGGATTACGAAGACTACATGAAGGCGATGACCAGCGCGTCCAAAAGCATTATCGCGCTGGACAGGCAGATCCAGGACAAGCGGAGAATGATGTTCGCGATCGAGAGAGAGAACATCATGACGATCGCTTCGGCGCTGCGGTCTGTACCCAGACAGCCGGAGAAAAAGAGCAATCCGCTTATGGAGGCGCTCAATGGTTAGGGATGGAAAGGCGTATCGCTACGCGCAGTGGTGCGTCAGCGAAAAGGATGGAAAAGTCCCTCACTACGTAAAGATACAGTGCCGGCAGTGGATTGATATTGCAGACGGAAAGAATCCGGAAGCATATGTCGATGAAAGGCAGTATGAGAAGATCTGCAAGCTGATGAGTCTGCTTATTCATCCGGATCTTGGAGGGAAGAGCATCTACGAAGGCCTGGACGATTATGCATGGCTCCTGATCACAGCAGTCCTCTGCACGATCTGCCGGCCGGAGACAGAACGGTATAAGCTGTCTGGCGCAGATCCTGATACGGTTAAGATTAGATACTACGAGACGGCGATTCTGGAAATCGCGCGAAAATCACATAAGACGTTTTCTTCGGGAGTAATCTTTATACTCCTGATGCTCACAGAACCGGCTTTCAGCCGGTTCTTTTCTGTTGCGCCGGATCTCGATTTGTCCTCGGAGCTGCAGGGAGCCATCAAAAAAATCATCAAGTCCAGTCCAATTATCTACGACGAAGAGGATCCGACCTTTAAGCTGCTGCGAAAACAGATCAGATGCCTGCTGAACGACAACGAATATACACCACTGGCATACTCCAACGACGGGATGGACGGCAAGCTGGCACAAGCCTGGCTTGCCGACGAAGCGGGAGCCCTGGACGACTATCCGGTAGAGGCGATGAGATCATCCCAGATTGAGATCCTGTCAAAGCTGGGAATTATCATATCCACGCAGTACCCCAACGACAAAAATGTGTTTCTGACCGAGATAGACATCGCAAAGAAAACGCTGGACGGACTGCTGGAGGACACCAGGTACTTTGCTTTGCTCTATGAGCCGGACGAGGAGCTGAAAAAGGGAGATACCTGGATGACAGATGACAGGTGCATCTACCAGAGCAATCCTGTAGCGGTAGATAAGCCGCTGGTGTTCAGCAACCTGGTCAAAAAACGCACCATGGCAATCCTGTATGAGAACAAGAGAGAAAACTACCTCTGCAAGCATAACAATATCTTCTACAAGGGTCTGGGGACAGAAGGGTACATCGATATCCAAAAAGTAAAACTATGTCGGGAGGAAGTACCGGACATATTCTGGAGAGGTCGAAGAGTGTGGTGCGGGCTGGATCTGTCGATGACGGACGACAATACATCCGTGGCAATGGTGACACTGGCAGGGGATGTTATATACGCCAAAGTGTTTGGCTTCATCCCAGAAGCAGCAATAGAAAGAAAGATACTTAAAGAAAAAGTCGACTACCGGGAGCTGATCAAAAGAGGAGAGTGCTTCGCCTGCGGAGACGAAGTAATTGACTATGGCTTTGTAGAACGATTTATTACAGGGCTGCCGAAGAAATACGGCGTAGAGCTGGCACAGGTAGGCTATGACCGTTACAATGCCATATCCACGATCCAAAAGCTGGAAGAAGAGGACATAGAGTGCGTCGAGATCAAACAGCACAGCTCGGTGCTTCATCCGGCCACGAAGCTGCTCAGGGAGTACATCCTGGAGAAAAAATTCCGCTACTGCAACAACCGGATGCTGGAGATCAACTTCCAGAACGCGAGATGCAGAAAAGACACGAACCAGAACATGTATGTAGACAAGAGCAAGTCCACAGGGAAGGTGGACATGGTGGTATCGACGATCAATGCTGTTTACCTGCTCCAGCAGGAGCAGCTGTTTGGCGAAGATGACTTTGTTATTCAGACAGCATAAAACAAACACACAAGGAGACGCATAGATGGGAAAGAAGAAAAAACAGAAAAGGACGATTGAGATCAGAGCCGACACCACAACGATGACGCCGGGTGCAAACGAAACAGAAGTAGTTGCGCCGGCGCAAAACCAGATTACGCCAGAATTCGCCGACGATCTGCTTTTGAGGGCATTGCTTGGGCTGGATGGGAGTGGAATGACAAGGGAGAAAGCACTCGAAATCCCAACGGTCCAGGCGTGTATCACGCTGATATCCAACACGATCAGCAGGCTGCCTCTCCAGCTGCTGCGCAAAAAGAGAGACGGCAATATTGAGATCGTAAAAAGAGACTCGCGAGTCGCGCTGCTGAATGATGACACGGGAGACACGCTCTCTGCAAAAATGTTCTGGCGGGCCATGATAGAGGATTACTTTCTTGGAAAAGGCGGTTTTGCCTATATCAACAAAAACCTGAATAAGGTGGCATCGATCCATTATGTCAGAGACGACGAGGTATCAATCGGTTATCAAAACTTTGACCCGATCTTTAAAGACTACGACCTGATTGTCCAGGGAGCCAGATATAAGCCGTGGGAATTTCTGAAGCTGCTGAGAAAAACGAAAGATGGAATGCAGTCACGGTCCATAATCGAGGAAAGCCCGCTGGCTTTGCTTGTGGCATACGAAGAACTTCGCTTCGAGCTGGCGAACGCCAAAAAAGGCGGAGCAAAAAGGGGATTCCTGCAATCTGAAAAGAAACTGTCTCAACAGGCAATCGATGCGCTGAAAGATGGTTACGAAAAACTGTATGGAGACTCGGACGAGAACGTCGTTGTCCTGAATGACGGGGTGAAGTTCCAGCCATCGTCAGCTACGGCAGCAGAGCTGCAGATGAACGAGAACAAAGAATCCAACGCGCAGGAGATATGCAAACTTTTCGGCATTCCCGCGTCTATGATATGTGGAAGCCAGACGGGCAACTCCATGACGGACAACGATATGAACCAGTACATCAGGGCGTGCGTGGCTGTCATGACAGATATCGAGTGCAGCCTGAACAGGGATCTACTTCTCGAAAAAGAGAAAGGATCTTATTATTGGCAATTCGACACGAAGGAATTGACGCGCGGATCCATCAAAGAACGGTACGAGGCATACAAAATCGGTCTGGAGGAAAATTTCTTACAGATCGATGAAGTCAGAGAGAAGGAAGATATGCCGCCGCTCGGCATAGAGTGGATCCAGATGGGCCTGAACACCGTCCTCTATAATCCGGTAACCAGGGAAATCTACACACCAAACACAAATGCGAAAGCGAATCTAATCACGAACGATGGCATGAAGCTGGCAGAGACAGAAATGTCCTTACCAACAGAAAACACGCAGGAAGGAGGTGAGAAGGAATGAAAGCTGAACTGAGGGCCGACGGCCTGCACATCAGCGGCTATGTCAATGTTCCAGGCAGAGAGTCTCGACCTGTCATGACGCCACATGGCAGAGTGATCGAAGTCATTGAGCAGCGAGCATTCGCCAAGGCCATTGGAAGGGCAAACAACATCAATCTGCTGCGCGACCACGATCCACTGCGGATTCTGGCCAGCACGCAGGCGCACACCCTGACAGTCAAAGAAGACGCCGTAGGGCTGCGGGCAGAGTCGCTGGTAACCGATCCGGAGACAATCGAGGATGCCAGACAGGGGAAACTGAGGGGCTGGAGCTTTAACATCAAAAACCCAGTGGATACGCTGGAACAGAGGGCGGAGGGGCTTCCGATCAGGCACATCACCGATCTGGACATGGACGAGATCACGCTCGTTGTGAGCAAAATCCCCGTATACTCCTCCACCTCCATCGAGGTGAGGGCAGACACCGAAGAGTCCATAGAATATAGAGCTGGAGAAGATGAGCTCGAGTTTGAGGATAAGTCAGAGACGGATCAGGATCTGAACGAGCCGGACGACAAGGACGACCCCGAGGATAACAAGGATGATTCGGACGAAAATGGTGATCACGACGACAAGGATGACGCGCCCGAAAAACGGAGCAGCCACGAGGAGTACAAGAACAGAATAAACGCGTTGAAATAAGCAAGCTGATATCAGCCTGCTATTTTTATGCAATTCAAAAAGGAGAACCAAAGACATGAATGAAAAACGACTGAAAGCTCTTACAGAGAAAAGGAATGCAATCATTGAGCAGATGGAAGCCATGACGGCAGCGGCAATCGACGACAAAGGCGAGGAGCGGGCTTTCACGGAAGAAGAGCAGCAGAAGTTCAACGCGCTGGAAGCCAGCGCCAAGGCTCTGAAAAACACGATCGAAGCAGAGGAGCGAGCCCGTGACGCGCAGCTGAAGCCGGCCGAGGATAAGAACTCCGCAAAAACAGAAACGACCGAAGAGCAGAGAGCTGCCAGCGAGGAGCGGGCCTTTGAAGATTTCCTCCGCGGGAGAGTATCCGAAGAAAGAGCAGGAGAGATGACCAGACCCGGTGGCGAGGTCACAATCCCGACCAGCATCGCGAACAAGATCATCACCAAGGTATATGACATCTGCCCTATTGCAGCTCGCGCAACCAGATACAACGTGAAAGGGACCCTGACAATCCCGTTCTACCCGGCGACAGTCGAAGGACAGACACCGGACATCTCCATGGCATATGCAGATGAATTTACAGCCCTGACGTCTACCAGCGGGACGTTTAACAACATCACCCTGCAGGGCTTCCTCGCCGGCGTCCTGACCAAGGTATCCGAAAGCCTGGTGAATAACAGCCAGTTCGACATTGTCAGTTTCGTGATCAACCACATGGCTGAGGAGATCGCGAGATGGCTGGAGAAAGAGCTCCTGATCGGCACGGAGAACAAAATCGAAGGCCTGTCAGGCGTGACGCTTACCAAAACAGCCACTGCTGCCACTGCTGTTACAGCCGATGAGCTGATCTCGCTGCAGGGCAAGGTCAAGGACGCATTCCAGGAAAATGCATGCTGGCTCATGAGCTCTTCCACCAGAGAGAAAATCCGCACACTGAAAGACGGAGAGCTCCGTTATCTGCTGAACCCGGATTACAGGGAGGGCTTTGGCTACATCCTGCTCGGCAAACCTGTTTTTATCTCTGACAATATGCCGGACATGGCTGCTGGCAAGAAAGCCATTTACTATGGCGATTTTTCTGGGCTCGCACTGAAGGTCTCCGAAGAGCTGAACATCAAAGTCCTTCGCGAGAAATTTGCCACAGAGCACGCTATCGGTGTTGTCGGATATCTGGAATGTGATGCAAAGATCGAAAATGCACAGAAAATCGCCGCAATGGTAATGGCTGCCTGAAACACAGGAGGTGAGCGCCAATGAGAATCAAAGCAAACGTATCCTTCGGCGGCGTACTATCCATGGGCCGGGGCGAGATCAGAGAGTACAACGACCAAGAGGTGCTTTCAGACCTCATGAGAGCGGGATACATCGAAGAAGTGGCCAACGAGGAGGAGAAAGCCTCACCGGAGGACGCCGAAGAAGTAGCCGGCAAGGAGAAAAAAGCCTCGCCCAAGAAAAAGGCGGTGAAGCTGAATGAGGGTAAGTGAGATCACGGCACAGCAGGTAGCAGCGTACATAAGGCTGGACGAAGACGATCCGGTAATCGATGATCCGGCCGGGCTCGCCCCGATCATGAAAGCGGCAAAGCAGTACATCATAGATTACACAGGCCTGGCAGAAGAGGACATGGACAGCCATGAGGACTTCTACATAGCGTTCATGGCTCTTTGCCAGGACATGTACGACAACAGGACGATGTACGCAGAAAAGGGCAACGTAAATCGTGTGATTGACAGTATCCTTTCCCGACACTGTGTCAACTTTGTGTGACGGAGGTGAGGCTGATGTATGTCGATCCCGGAGATCTGGATAAAAAAATCCGGATTATCCGAAAGACCAAAGGGAAGTACGACGACAAAGGACACCTGGTCCAGACGGAGGAAATTATCCGCACGTGCTGGGCCAAGGTAACCAGTACGTCAGGGACAGAGCTGATACGGGCAGGCGTGGAGCTGAGCGACGCAAAAAAACGCTTCCTGGTCCGCTCGACCAGAACAGAAATAAACGCAGCCATGATCGTGCGATATAAGGGCGAAGATCACGACATTATCTATGTCAATACATACTCGGACAATTTGGACTATACAGAAATCTGGACAGGAGTGAGAAAGGCGGTGATCTGATGGGTTGGGGCAGATGTACGGTTGAAGGTTTTGCGGAAATCGATAATGCATTCCAGACAATCCTTATGTCGGACAGAATCTGTTCTTACGCAGTAGAGAAAGCGGCGCCAGAACTTGTGAAAGCCGTAAGAAAGGCCATTATAGACACCGGCGGCGGCGAAAAGCTGGCAAGATCCTACACGACCACAGGCCCGTACATTAACCAGTGGGGAGCATTTGCCGAGGTGGAGCCGGTTGGCAAGGATGCTAACGGACATGACTGGGCGACGCGGGCGGCGGTGAGGGAGTATGGATCTACTTGGCCAAAAGAAGCCAGTGATGCAATTAAGATCCACCACCAGAAACAGGCAGGACAGCCCAAAAACGCGCCAAGGCCATTTCGCGAGAAAGCGATGAACATGGCAAGAGACAAGTGCGAGCAGGCAATGAGAGATGCGGTTATTGCACAGATAGACAAAGCGTGGGGAGGGTGATCGTGGACATAAACAAAATCATCGTGTCCGCACTGAAGCCGATCGGGCTCGAAATAGCAGAAGATCTATACGAGGGAGACGAGGAAGAATTTATCACCTTTAACATGGCAGACGATATCGGAGCCGACTGCGGAGACAATAAGCCGGGAACAAATACGATCTTCATCCAGGTCCACTATGTATGCCCGTGGGGGAAAGACTATGCCGGCACCAGAAAACGAATCCGAAAAGCGCTGTTCAAAGCCGGATTTACCTGGCCTGAAGTACAGGAAGTGTCGGATTCAACAGACAGACTAAGACACATCGTCTTAGA